GCTCAGTACCTTCATAGAACATCCAGATGGGAAGTTGGGGGCACAGAAGGGCTGTTACGACGATGCAGTGATGGCAGCGGCCTGCGCCGCGAAGGTGTGGGAACTGGCAGGATCCCTCGGACCACATTCAGTACTGTCCGCCACAGCTTATCATTCAACGGGTGTAGATCCATTCTCCTACGAGGAGATATTCAAGCAGCTGCAACGTGGGGGACAGGGATATCCTATCCGTCCACAGACCAGTAAGATCCTCCACTGATGTTCAAATTTTGAACACGAGTGTGATAAAATTGAAGGAATTGATTGATGCCTAAGGGATACTTCTCCAATGGTGCCCCTGATCCAGGTTGGTGGATGGAGCAGATCAATGCTGCTCTGGAATATAGGAAGAAGTTTGCCAATGAGGATATGTGGGATGAGTGGAGGAGGTACTACCGGGGGCAGTGGGATAGGGATATTCTGCCTGTCAACGTGACCTTCTCGCACCTTCGTAGCATGGTCCCAAGGGTATACTTCCGCAACCCATCCGTATCCGTCACGCCCGCCCGAGCAGGTTTCCTGGACATGGCGTTTGCTGAGGTTGTAAATAAGCTAGACAACCTGATGCTACAGCAGATGGCGGTGAAGCAGGAACTGAAGATGATGGTGCAGGATGCGTTCCTGTTCGGTACTGCAATCGGGAAACTTGGGTTCAGTACTGGGGAGACACAGAGGGAGCGGGTTGATTACGACCATACGATGCACAGTAATATGCCGTGGTTTAGGAGGGTTCCTCCTGGCGAGTTCCTAGTGCCGGATGGCTCACGGGACTTCCGTGATATGAGGTGGGTTGCCCACTGGATGCAGCGTTCCAAGGATGACGTTGCGGCGGATAAGAGGTTGAATCAGCAGGTTCGGCACGACCTACCGGCTACGAAGACCCTGGGGGGATCTGCCAGTATTGAGCAGCCTGTGGATATGGTAGATCTGGTGGAGATCAGGGATGCGAAGACACAGAAGGTCATCCTCCTCGCACCCTTCGGTGATGGCGACCAGCCACAGGGTAAGGTCCTGTTGGTTGCAGATGACATCATGCAGGCTCCAGGTCTTGGATTCAATATGTTCCCTGTCATCTTCAACCCGGACGACGAGGTGTTCTGGGGTGTCTCTGATGTGAAGATCCTCGAGCCACAGCAGTTGGAGAGGAATGAGATCAGGACGCAGATGATGAAGCACAGGCGGTTGCTGCTTGTGAAGCTGCTCGTGCGCCGTGGGAAGATAACGGAGAGTGAAGCTGTCAAGATGGTGTCTGAGGATGTAGGACCTATTGTATACGTTGACGGTGATCCAGATGCCGCTGTGAGTAAGTTGCAGATATCCAACATACCTACGGACCTCATCGTGGCAGACCGGGAGGTGGGTCAGGACATACGGGAGACCTTGGGGTTCAGCCGTAATCAGTTGGGTGAGCTGCAGTCTCGCCGGGGTGACACCTCCGCGACGGAGGCCAAGATCGTCAGCGATGCGTCGGAGATCAGGATTGACGAGCGAAGGGACATCATAGCGGACGTACTGGTTCGTATGGTGAAGATGATGAACGACATCCTGTTCGACCGTTGGGAGGGAGAGCAGGTTGCAGAGGTGGTGGGGCCAGGCGGTGCTCAGATATGGGTGACGTTCAATCCGAGGGATCTGGGAATGGGACACTACAATGTGAAGGTAGATCCTGATTCCTCCACTCCGCGTACCCGTGGGTTGCGTGAGGCGAAGGCTGTGAAGATATACGAGATCCTGAAGTCCAACCCCTTCGTTGATCCCGAAGCACTGACACGGTTCCTTCTGAATGAGCTGGAGGGGGTTGAGGTCAGTGATCTGATGCGTGCCCTACCTCCTCCGCAGCAGCAGCCGAACGGTCCCGTCGGCCTACCTGAATTTGCAGGCATGCTGCAGCAGGGTGTCAGGTCTGTTCAAAACGGCGCACGGCCTCGGTTGGGAGCCGGTTGACGTGTCGGTACGGGTCGGTTATGATCGTGGCACATGGGCGAATGTAGGCCGGTTTCCGAACGATTTTGGGGGACGCCCCCAGTCGTTTTCGTGGCGGATACAACGTGCCCCTCTATGAATTAGGATGCACTGTATGTGGTACAGAGTTCGAAGCATACTCCAGTATTACAGAGCGTCAGGAGATTGTGTGCCTGAGTTGCGGAGGTCCTACGGAGATTGCTTTTCGGACAGCTCCCAGTCTGAGTCTATTCAAGGTGGACTGGTACGAGCACATCGCGGAGAAACCCATCCACTGCTCCACGCCCCAGGAGCTGAGGCAAGCCTGTGACAGACACGGCGTCCGTTCCCATTACCTCGAGCAGGGAGTCTGGAAAACCAGCCCCGACAAGCAGTACGAAGGTACCCCCCGTGAGTCTGGGCAAGCTAACGATCCAGTTCTTCAACGACGGTACAAACGAGGTAACGGTTGAGGGATGTGCCACTGTTGGAGATGGGAAACTTCAGAAGTCATTCAATAGGTGTTTCCACGCCCTCGGAGAAGCCCGGCGTAAGGCTCGGGTAGGAGTGAAGTATGGCAGACAAGGAGCAACCGGACCCGGACAATACTGACAAGGCTGATCCAGATAAGGACAAGCCCACAGGGGATGTGTCCCACGATCAACTTGTTCAGGCAGTACGATGGCTGGTGGCGAACAACCAGCAGCTCGGTGCAAAGATCGAGCAGATGGGGACGGCACCTGTCAAGGATGCTGTGAAGGATCCTGACCCAAAACCAGAACCCGAGGCAGTGGATCTGGAGTCAATGGACAGGGCCGCCTTTATGAAGGCCATTGTGGGTGCGGTGAAGACACAGCTCACAGACCCAATGTCGAAGCAGTTTGCTGACGCTGACGATATGCAGGAGCGGCGTGGCATCCAGACCGACATTGATAAGGCTGCAGGTAAGTACGGAGATTTCTGGGAATGGCAGGTCGAGGCTCGCAAGATCCTCAATGACAAGCCAAACCTATCCATAGATGAAGCATATCACCTCGCACGAGCTACCAACCCGGAGAAGCTAAAGACGATGCAGATGGAGGCCGACACAAAGGTCAATGCGGAGCAGGAAGCTGAGAAGGAAAAGAGGGATCTAGAATACGGTGGACTCCTTCCAACGTCGGGCAAGTCACGCCCGAATGACAAGATGGAGATAGACAAAGCCGCCGATGTTGCATGGGAAGAGGTCATGGGTGGAACCCCCTGGGATAAAACGGTACAGTAGGAGGTATGTGTAAATGGGTACTCTAACTGAGCAACTCGACAACCTCTATACAACTACCTGGCAGAATATGAAGAGCGTCGTCGGGGATAATATCTTCGACGCAACGCCCTTCTGGTTTTGGCTTCGCGCTCATGGCGGGCTGGAGACAGTGCCTGGTGGGCGGTTCCTGACAGAGCCGCTGAGGTTCGCGTCGAGCGATAACGTCAAGTTCGTACAGAAGGGTAGCACGGTTAGCCTTGCTGACAAGGAATTCCTGACCGTCGCTATCTACCAATGGCGATACCTTGCTGACTCCATTGTCAGGTTCGGTATCGACGATCAGCAGAACCGAGGGAAGAACCAAATCATCAGCCTTATGCGAGCCAAGCTGGACAACAGCAAGGATTCCCTCGTGGACAGGTTGGAGACGACACTCTTCGATAAGGCAACGGACGATGCTTCAGGTCTCGCATTCAATGGCCTGAAGGACATCATTCCGACAGACCCAACCGTCACAGCTGCAACACTTGGTGGGATTGATCCCTCCCTCGCTGCAAATACGTTCTGGAGGAATCAATTCAAGGATCAGGCTGCGGTGTCCTTTGCCTCAACCGGAGTCCTAAACCTCACCAATCTGCTGAACAACTGCATGAACAACCTGCGACAGGATCGACCGGACATCGTGGTAAGTGGTCAGACGCCTTTTGAGTTCTATGAGGACAGCCTCATTGACCAGAAGCGTTTCACGAACACGATGATGGCTGATGCTGGGTTCACGACCCTCGAGTTCCACGGTCTGCCGTGGATCTGGAGTCCATCGGAGGACGACGATACGCTGATCTATCTCCTGAACACGAAGTTCATGAAGTTCAGGTTTGATCCGCAGATGTTCTTCGACATGACGGAGTGGAAGCCAATCCCGAATCAGATCAATGATCGGGCCGCTCAGGTTATCCTCGCGGGCAACTTGACGACGAGCAGGCGCCGTGTTCACGGTGTTATGTTCGGCGTCTCAACGGCATAAGGAGGATACATCATGGCAGAGACAGGACTGAAACAGGTCTGGACAGGTGCGGTTACAAGGATCGACCTGACAGACCTAGAGGGCGTGGGCACTTACCGCTTCGAGAGTGGTAAGATTTACAAGTACATCAAGTACGACAACGGTGCCGGAAGTATCGAGGGTATCCTCGGAAGAGTTGTAGGCTACCGCCTACTGGATGGCTATAAGACCAATATAGTGACGATGGATTCCAGTGATCACATTGGCTCCCTCGCTGCTGGTGTTCTTGCAGCATCACTCCAAGATGGTAACTTCGGTTGGGTTCAGATCAAGGGTGCAGCGACAGTAACGAACGCTGCGGTAGCCGGTTCAGATGGTGATCCACTGACTTTGGTTGGTGCCACCGCTGACGTCGGCGATCTGGACGTGAACATAGCAACCGCTGCAAACGCACACATCTGTGCATGGGCTGGAGATATCTCTGACGACGAGATCGTCTGCAACTTCCCCTGGTAGGAGACACAGATGGGCACTCTCACACGCGTATTTCTGCGTGCTGAGATCCTGAGTAATCTAGGCGGTCTGCCTCAGAATAACGACAATATAACAAGGATCAACAGGCTAATAGACCTAGCAGCGCTCCGAATCGCTCGTGCATACGGTTGGCAGGAACTGGAACGCACCACTACGGATGCGATTACAGTTACCGGAACCCCTGCCACAGATCAGGTTCACATCCCTGTTCTAGTACCAGATGGAGGTGGGGGAGCGGGAACGCTACGATCCTGGCTAACCCTTATTCGCAGGGTAGGCAACGATACTCCATTCAAGCTCGTCCGTATACCTGAGAGGCAGTGGGCTCAAATGACTCTGGGTTCTGAGAGTCCACTCCTCACTGGTGCGGCTACCCACTATAGGTGGTGGTCTGATAGGCTATACTTCTACCCCGTACCAGATCAGAACTGGACACTGATACAGGACTATAAGATCTGGCCATCACTAAACTTCTCGGATGGGGCTGGAGGTGAACTTCCATCGGACTTGGACTTCAAAGACGATATGCTAATCGCACTCACTACCCACAATGCTTTTCAGTCCCTTGGGCAGAGAGAGGATGCAGTGCAGTGGTTTGCTATCTACAGCGATATGTTGCAGGGTGCGATCAACGAAGAGATGGACAAGCCGGATACTGCTATCGTCAACAGAGGAATTTCGGAGAGGGATAGTGGAGTTGTCGTAGATCCGGTGAAGGATCCGTTCGTTAGAAGGACTATATAGTGGCGACATTCACGGTAACCTGGGATGCTGCATACGAGGCAGATCCAGCCGA